TGACGTAGATTTCAAGAAAATTTTCCCAGAGCTGGCATTACAGGCTGACTCCAAAGCGGCTGGGCGCTGGAGTACCAACAAAGGCGGTGAATACTTCGCTATCGGTGTTGGTGGTGCGGTTACCGGCAAAGGTGCAGACCTGCTTATCATTGACGACCCTCATAGTGAGCAGGAAGGTCAAAGCGCTGATCCCTCGGTATTTGATAAAACCTATGACTGGTATACATCCGGCCCTCGCCAGCGTTTACAACCAGGAGGTGCAATTGTCATCGTTATGACACGGTGGCACATGCGCGACCTGACAGGAAAGATCATCAAGGCTTCTACTCAGCGGGAAGGAACCGATCAGTGGGAAGTCATTGAATTTCCTGCAATTATGTACGAAAACCAACCAAAAGAAAAGGCTTTATGGCCCCAGTTCTGGGGGCTTGAAGAGCTTATCTCTTTGCGTAATGAGCTACCTGCGTCGAAGTGGACTGCCCAGTATCAGCAGAACCCTACCGCAGAGGAAGGCGCGCTGGTAAAGCGTGAGTGGTGGAACATCTGGGAACCGGATTCCCCGCCACAGTGTGATTTTGTTATCCAGTCATGGGACACGGCATTTCTCAAGACCCAGCGGTCGGACTATTCCGCCTGCACCACATGGGGTGTTTTCTCAAAACCCAATGATGAGGGGATAACCACACCCAATATCATCCTGCTGGATGCATTCAAGGAGCGCCTTGAATTTCCAGAACTCAAGAAAACCGCCTATGAGAAGTATCAGGAGGTACAACCTGATGCGTTTATTGTCGAGGCGAAAGCGGCTGGCATGCCATTGATCTTTGAATTAAGGGCGATGGGCATTCCGGTTTCCGAATTTACTCCATCACGGGGAAATGACAAGATCGCCAGGGTTAACGCCGTGGCAGACCTGTTTGCGTCCGGGGTGGTGTGGTGTCCTGAACACCGCTTCGCGGAAGAGGTGATGAACGAGTTTGCGGCATTCCCCGCAGGGGAGCATGACGATCTCGTCGATTCATCTACCCAGGCGCTGTTAAGATTCAGACAGGGCGGCTTTCTAAGTCTCGGCAGCGACGAGGCAGATGACGAGCCAAAACTGACCCGCAAGGGGGATTACTACTAGGTTTACGGGAGTGTAATAGTGGTGCAATTCCACGGGTTAATCTATCGGAACCCTGCAAGTAGCCACTCCCACCCACTAACATTAATCACAGGAGTTAGAACCCTATGAAGAGTGAAATAAAAGAAGCCATAGAAGAAATAGCCAGAGAAATAAAATCATACAAGACCCCGTCATCAGATGCTTCCATGAAATCCTCGCAAGCGGTGTTAAACCTTGCTAATGCTCTGGCTGTGCTAGAGCGTCTAGAAGGGGAAGCACTATGACTGACGAAGAGTATGAGAAGTGGATTAAAGATTTTGATAAAACCATGCTTAAAGGAGGTGAGCTGGAAGCTAAAACCACTGACCTTGGTGATGGTGTGTCAGCTAGGGTTTATCAGCGCAAGGATGCCGACCCAAAGATCACCTTTGGGAAAGGCCCAGCAGATACATATAAGGTGGGTATATTCAGTGCGTCAGGTTATGAGAAGGTTGATTTTGATTCGTTGCCAGAAGAAGTTCAACAAGCCCTGAATAACGAAAGAGAACAAGACCAGAGGAAACAAGCCAGTTGTGGTGTAGCCCTTGCCGGTAATGATGATATTCTGGGGGCAATCATTGATATGTGCGTCCATGACCTGAAACGTAATAACTTTACCTTCAGGCATGATCACAAATACCACAGTAACTGTTTCCCCTATGTCACGCTGGAGCGCTACGAAGAGACTGTTGCTCCTGTCAAACCAAAGAGAATACACAGGCGAATTGATACATTTTTGGTAACGTTTAGCTCAAATGAAGCCACTGTTGGTTTTGAGCTAGATGCAGAGGAAGCCAGATTTCTAAGCCGAGAGCATAGAAAGAAATATCCTAAACGACTGATAGCCCCGAAAAGCTGGCCTCGTCAGGAGGTTCCCGCGATCCTTGATGGTATATACCGGAAGGTTCAGGAGGCTATTAATGCTTTAGAGCATAGTTATCATATGAAGCAGCGAGCCGATGAAGGAGCGCCGCCAACCTCCCACTAATTATTTAAAGGTCAAGATTATGCCAACCTATTACAAAAGCACCGCCAAGAAACCCGGTGGTGGAGTACGCAAGGGATACCGCCGAGGCGGTAGAAACCTTCGGGATGAAGAAGCCAGAGTTATTGGCGTACAGGATAATGCAGCCGATGAGCTGCGCCGGGTCAGGGCCAGAAGGCCACATGATGCGGCTGAACGCAGGGACAGACGCGACCAGTTAGCGCGGGTTGGTTCCCGTGAGCGTAATGCCCGTGACGAGATGCACAGGCTGCGCCGTGAGGCAGCAGGCTACCAGTACGGTGGTGCTATAGGACGGCAAGCTGCCGCGATGGGGCCAGCGATTGCAAGGCGGATTCCGCATGGCGATGATCCTAACCAACGCTTTCGTTCATTGCGCCACTATTTGGGAGATCGCAGGGCTAGAGGATATCAGTACGGTGGTGCTATCGGCAGACAGGCTGCCGCATTTAGCCCATCTATAAACGTCGACCCAGCCGCCATTCAGGCAGCGATTGCTGCCGTTAATCGGAGAGCAGCGGTACGTTATCCGACCTCACCCCGTGGCCCTGATAGAGCCGGATTAGTGCCACCATCTGTTGCGCCTTGGGCGAGCGGTGGTCGTGTTGGATTTAAAACCGGCGGAAGGATTCCTCGTAAGAAAGGAGCGAAATTCATATGAAGAAACAGGGCTATAACGCCAGACTCGATGAGTCTTTGGGTGAACGCAACCGCAAGAAAAAGTCTCGCTCCAAGACCAAGCGCACCACCAAGAAGTCGGCTACGCTGTCTCCTGAGATTAACCAGCATAAACGCATGGCGATGGGAGAGGATGTCCTTACTGGGAAGATGATCAAGAAGGCCAAGGGTGGAATGGCAGGCCGTCGCAAGGAAAGTGAAGGGATGGAGAAAGCCAGTGGTCGCCGCAAGTATGCCGCTGTCGGCACGATGGATAAAGGCAACAAGCGGGTCAAGAGGAGAGCCGGGGGACGCGCCCCTTCTCCTACAGCCGTTAATCTGAATATGGGTGAACCCAAGACCAAGACTATTACAGCGCGTGGTATGGGTGCGGCAACCAGAGGTGGTCAGTTCAGGGAAATTGTGTAGTGGCAATAGACCGACCGCTAGGCGTATATCCTCTGGAAGAACCGGAGGAAGACGAACTCCAGATTGAGATAGTGAACCCTGAATCGGTGAGCATTACCGATGAAGACGGTTCCGTTGTTGTGGATTTTGACCCCAATGCTGATGAGGTAAGCACCGAACACGGTGATAACCTTGCTGAATTTATGGATCATACCGAGCTGATGAAGCTCGGCAGTGAGCTGGTCAACCTATATAACGCAGACAAGGAAAGCCGTCATGACTGGGAAGAGTCCTATATCAAGGGACTCGACCTGCTGGGAATGCGCTTTGAAGACAGAACCACCCCGTGGGACGGGGCATGTGGGGTTTTTCACCCACTGCTTGCCGAGGCGGTGGTGAGGTTCCAGTCGCAAACCATCATGGAGATATTCCCTGCCAGCGGCCCAGCCAAGACCACGATCCTTGGTGAGATTACCGATAAGAAGTCCAAGCAGGCAGACCGTGTACAGGATTACCTAAACTACCTGATGACGGTAGAGATGACTGAATACCGTGGTGAAACAGAAAAGCTTCTTTTCTCTTTACCCATTGCAGGTTCGGCTTTCAGGAAAGTCTATTACGACCCTAATATGGGGCGACCCTGCTCTATGTTTGTACCGGCTGAGGACTTTGTAGTTAGTTATGGGGCGGCAGACCTCGAAACCTGTGAGCGTGCCACCCATGTAATGAAGAAAACCCCTAACGAGGTACTGAAATTACAGCAGATGGGGTTCTATGCAGACATTGAGTTGCCTGCACCAGCACCTGATACTACTGAAATAGCGGCCAAGTACAGCAAACTCACTGGGGATAGCCCTAATTACGAGGTAGATCAACGACATACGCTGCTTGAGATTATGGTAAGCGTGGATTTACCCGGTTTTGAGGACTTGGATAACGGCGAACCGACTAAAATCGGGTTGCCTTATGTCATTACCGTGGACAAAAGCTCCAATCAGGTGCTGGCGATCCGCCGTAACTGGCATGAAGATGACGAATTAAAGCTAAAGCGTCAACATTTTGTCCATTACCAGTACTTACCGGGCCTTGGCTTCTACGGATTCGGTCTGGTACACATGATTGGGGGCTTGACCAAGTCGGCAACCTCCCTGTTACGTCAATTAGTTGACGCAGGAACGCTGGCTAACCTTCCCGGTGGCCTGAAAGCCCGTGGATTACGAATTAAGGGCGATGATTCGCCGATTATGCCCGGAGAATTCCGCGATGTGGACGTTCCCGGCGGTGTAATCCGCGACAATATCACCTTTTTACCCTATAAAGAGCCATCTGCCGTACTTCACCAGATGTTGCAGGAAATTGTGCAGGATGGCAGGCGTTTTGCCTCCGCAGCCGACGTAAAAGCGGCTGATATCAACGGAGAGGCGCCAGTTGGCACGACTCTTGCGCTGCTTGAGCGCGAAATGAAGGTATTGAGCGCGGTGCAGGCCCGTGTCCACGCGGCAATGAAGACAGAACTTAAAATTCTGTCCGGTATTGTCAAGGATCACGGCCCTAATGAATACCCCTACGGCAGTGAAGAGAACGCCATCACTACCGAGGACTTTGATGACCGTATAGACATCATTCCGGTCAGTGATCCCAATTCAGGGACTATGGCGCAGCGGATTATGCAGTATCAGGCAGCCCTT